TCAGAACACAAGCTTGTCGTATTCTCGACAAGTATATGAAAGAACCAAAAGATGAGCGTGTGCCCATGCTGTTTGTTCTTGACAGTCTTGGTATGCTGTCCACTAGCAAAGAGATGGAAGACGTTGCCAACGATAAGCAAGTTCGTGACATGACTAAATCGCAACTTATCAAAGGTGCCTTCCGAGTGCTTACCCTGAAACTGGGTCAGGCAAATGTTCCTATGATCGTAACCAACCACACTTATGATGTGATTGGATCTTATGTTCCAACCAAAGAAATGGGTGGTGGAACTGGACTGAAGTATGCTGCCTCCACGATCATCTATCTTGGTAAAAAGAAAGAGAAGGATGGAACTGAAGTTGTTGGTAACATCATCAAGTGTGAAGCTAAGAAGTCTCGTCTAACAAAGGAAGGTAGCAAAGTTGAAACCAGACTCTATTTTGATGAACGTGGATTGGATCGCTATTACGGACTATTGGAACTGGGTGAAGAGCACGGAGTATTCACTCGTAAAGGCAATCGTATCGTTGTTGGTGAATCCTCTGTTTATCCTTCTGTTATTCTTGCCGATCCCGAAAAGTATTTCACAGAAGAAATAATGGCACAGTTGGAAGAAGCGGCGTTGAAAGAATTCTCTTATGGCAACTGAACGTATCGAAGAAACTATCTTGCGTAATCTTCTCTTCACGGAGGAGTATTACCGCAAGGTAGTGCCATTCTTAAAAGCAGATTATTTTAACGAATATCATGAACGCATCATCTTTGAAGAGATTGCTGAGTTCTCCAGTAAGTACGACAAAGTACCTACTCAAGAAGTTTTATCAATCAACCTTCAAAACCGAAACGATCTCACAGATGACATCTTCCAGTCATCTATGTCAACCCTCCGCAGTCTCTCAGACGAATGGGTTGATTTCAATTGGCTCCTTGATGCCACAGAAAAATGGTGTCAAGACAGAGCAATCTATCTCGCCCTCATGCTATCCATCAAGGTCGCAGATGGTGGCGATAAAAAACTATCGAAGGATGCGATCCCAGGTATCTTACAGGAGGCCCTGGCAGTATCTTTTGACGAACACATAGGACACGACTACATTGAACAAGCAGAAGCACGATATGAGTTTTACCACCGCACTGAAGAAAAGATCCCGTTTGATCTCGAAAAGTTTAACTTCATTACCAAAGGTGGTCTCCCTAATAAGACTCTCAACATCGCTCTTGCTGGTACGGGTGTCGGGAAAAGTCTATTCATGTGCCACATGGCTAGTGCCGCCCTCACACAGGGGCGCAACGTACTCTACATTACATGTGAAATGGCAGAGGAAAAGATTGCTGAACGAATTGACGCAAACTTATTGAATGTAAATGTCAAAGATATTGCTGAATTGCCTGAAGTTATCTTTACTTCTAAGGTACAAGAGATCGCTAGAAAGACCAGAGGTAAACTTATTATCAAAGAATACCCAACAGCATCTGCTCACGTTGGACACTTCAAGGCATTACTCTCAGACCTTTCCTTGAAAAAAAGTTTCAAACCTGATATAATCTTTGTAGACTATCTAAACATTTGTGCGAGTGCGAGGTATAAAGGTGCAGTTGTCAATTCTTACACGTATGTTAAAGCGATTGCTGAAGAGCTTCGTGGTCTTGCTGTGGAACATAATGTACCGATTGTCTCTGCTACTCAAACTACTCGTAGTGGTTATGGCAATAGTGACCCTGACCTTACCGATACTTCTGAGTCTTTTGGTCTTCCTGCCACTGCTGACTTTATGTTTGCCCTTATTAGCACTGAGGAACTTGAGCAACAGGGTCGCCTTATGGTCAAACAACTTAAAAACCGATACAACGACCCAACTGCCTCTCGAAAATTCATGGTGGGAATTGACAGAGCGAAGATGAAGCTGTATGATGTAGCAGATGATGCTTCCTCTATCAGTATCGATAGTGAAGATCCTGGCGAAGAGTTCGCCCAATTTACCAAAACCCAAAACCGTCTATCTAAATTTGCTGAGTGGAATGTATGAACATTGATTTTGCCCGTTATGAGAAGTTTGTTGATGCTGTTACTTCAGACGCTTCTACAGACTTTGTTGCTCTTTCTGATCGGCTTGTTGAGCTTGATCGTAAGGGTGCCAATATTGAACGACTGCTTACTGCTGGTGTTGGCATTAACGCTGAAGGTGGTGAGTTTCTTGAGATTGTCAAGAAAATGATTTTCCAAGGAAAACCCTTCAGTGAAGATAACCGAGAGCATATGATTATTGAACTTGGCGATCTGATGTGGTATGTTGCCCAAGCATGTATGGCACTTGAAGTTTCGTTTGAAGAAGTGCTTGAACGGAATGTTAAAAAACTTGAAAAACGGTATCCTGGTGGACAGTTTGACATCTATTATTCCGAGAACCGAGCGGAGGACGACCTCTGACGTGCTATGATGGGGGGACACCTAAATAGGGGTGACCCCCCTTCTCCGTAGATGGCAACGCAGAACAAGCATCTAGAGCACCTGGAGGACGAGCTGATAAATTATGGATACAACGGATATCTCGCCTCCAAAGATCTGATCCAAGGTTTTATTGACGAACTTGGTGGTCGTCCTACTGGTAACGTGAAGGTTACTACCAAATGGGATGGCGCTCCTGCTGTGGTTTGTGGCATTGACCCAGAGAGCGGTCGTTTCTTTGTCGGCACTAAGTCCGTATTCAACAAGAAAGAACCCAAAGTAAATTTTACCGATGCAGATATCGATAAAAATCATGGACATATTCCTGATCTTGCTACGAAGCTAAAGTATTGTCTAAAGTATTTTCCTGAACTGAAAGTCAAGGGAGTTATTCAGGGAGACCTTCTTTTCAGCAAAGAGGATATTCAATCCAAGACTATCGATGGTGATCATTTCTATACGGCAACGCCTAATACTCTGACGTATGCTTGGCCCGTTGATAGTGATCTTGGCAAAGCAGTAAAAGCAGCACAAGTTGGAGTTGTGTTTCACACTTACTATAGCGGTGGTAATACTCTGCTTGAGATGGGTGCTGGATTTGGTGTTGATCAATTCAATCTTAAATCCACCCGCAATGTATTCCTTGCATCTGCTACGGTAGATAACATCAGCGCCAAGTCTGGTTTGACTTCTGCAGAAGAGCGTGTATTGAAGTCTGTAATTTCTGTTGTTAATAGGAATGCTCCTGTTGCCAAGCAGTTTCTTGAAACTATCGCTCATGAAGCGACCAAGCAATTCACTCTTGGTTATACGATGAAGCGTTACACCAACTCCTTTGTGAAAGAAGGTAAGACGATCAACAACACCGCCAAATTCATGAGTGGATTTCAGGCAGCGTTTGAGAAGTCTTTGGTTGAAAAGGTTGAGAGCTTGAAAACTGAGAAGTCTAAAGCACAGTATCGTGACATCCTTGCTAATGGCATTTCTTATCTAGAGGATAGCAAGCGAGCATTCAAAGCATTCATTGTGATGTATAACTCCTTCACGAATGCCAAGAACCTGATCAACTTGAAACTTGCTGCTCTCAGCGACACCCGTGTGTTCCTGCGTAATGGTGATAATTTTGTGGTTACCAAACCAGAAGGTTATGTTGCTATCGTAGATGGCAAGGCAGTCAAGATTGTTGATCGTCTTGAGTTCTCTCGTGCTAACTTTACGTTGGATAAAACTTGGTCTCCTCCAGTTGGTGAAGGTGCTAAGGTTGCTGTATTCACGTTCGGTCGATTTAATCCTCCTACCACTGGACATGAGCTGCTGATAAATAAGGTCAAAGAGTATGCTGGTAGTAATGACTACTATGTGTTTCCCAGTCACACTGTAGATAACAAAGGTAAAAATCCTTTGGATCCAGAGGACAAGGTTGGGTTCATGAAAGAGATGTTTCCAGATCACAAGTCTTCTATTGTCTATGATACTAATATCAAAGATGCTATCAAAGCGTTGAAGTGGTTGGAAGAAAAGGGATATACGGATGCCATCTTCGTAGTTGGTTCTGATCGTGTTCCTGCCTTCCAGTTCATCAAAAAATATAATGGAACGGATTACAAAATGAATACGATTGAAATAAAGAGTGCTGGTACTAGAGATCCAGATGCTGAAGGTGTTGCTGGTATGTCTGCTAGCAAAATGAGAAAGGCGATTGCTGAGATGGATTTGAAAACGTTCGTCTCTGGTCTTCCCACTCATCTAAAAAGAAACAAAGATTTCAAAACCCGTTTGTTCAAAGCAGTAAAAGGTAACCTTCCATGAGTAGCGTAATAAGTGAAATATATAACGGTGGCAAAGTAAAATATCTAGATCCATTTGTATCTGTTTTGCGAGATGGAAAAGAGGTATTTTTCCCTGGTGAAAAAGTTCCTACCCGTAGAGTTTATACAGCTGGAGCAAAAGTAAAAAAGATTTTAGAAGTTTACGATGTGTTTGTGGAGTGGGGTTTAGATGTTAGTGATAAATCTATCCTCGAAGATATTTTTGCTGATGAAGACTTTGATGCCAAAAGATCAAAACCTAATTGGAGAGAGATAGAGTTTCAGAATATTGCCGATGGAAAAATAGAAATCTATCGACTTGGTAAGATTGAAAAAGCTACCGTCTCCACTTATGCAAAAAAATCCGATTCTAGATTCTCAGGAAAAACATCTGATTGGACA